GGGAATACCTTGGCATCACCGCATCCAGGTACCTCAAGGGCCCATTTTTTATAATCATATATATTTCCACTAGTGGAGCTGGAGCGTACCTGGTTGAAGAACCTCGTCCGAAGATTTTCGTCAGTCTCCTCATCTTCTCCAGAAACAATAATATCCGTCAGTGCGGCAGTAACACCTGATATGTTATCTATATTTTCAAGCTGTCCATTGTATCGATTACCTATACTTCCAAGCTGCTCACACTGTGCCTTATATTCAGTGTCAGAAATTTTCTCTATCACCTCATATGTTGTATCGTTGAGCCCCCACCTGGTACCAGTTATATCAATCATCCCTGTAGTTTCAATCTTTCTGATAGCATAGGTAGCAGGTTTTCGTGTTATGCCATAATCAGCAACCACTCTGTCAAGATATTCTCCCACAGCAGTATCTCCTGATACTAAATCCAAAAATGCATCAAGCATAAAATAAGCCTCTGCCAACTTATATGCTGCAGGGGCCAAGGCATCAAATATAATTGAGCCTTCTCTTTTATCTACATCAGAAGGAACCTTACTTAACATATCATTCAAAATATTTTCAAATGTCATACTCTCCCACATCAGATATTCACCTCCTTGGTGATTGTGGTTGTTCCATATATGCTAATCACATCAAAAGTGCATGTTAGCTCATCACCTGCTCTGGTAAATTGAAAATTGTCAACACTGATAATTCGTTCATCCTGCAGCAGACACTCCTTAATTCTCCTCTTAAGTTCAACCTGCACATAGACAGGATCCTTTCCGATCAGGTCATCCAGTTCTATTCCATAATTAAAGCTATATATGGGATACTCATACTTCTCAGTACTAAGCACCTTATATATAGCTTGCTGTAATGCATTAAAGCCATCAATAAAACCTTGTATTTTGTCTGGGGTAAATTTATAGGTTTTAGTAGTCTCTATTTCATTTACTAATTCAAAATCGGTATCAAATCCCTGTGGAATCACTCGTGGATCACCTCCAGAATGTAGAATTGCTGACCGCCATGGTTGCGAAGCAACCGTACTTTCTGGCCGGCTACAACTGTATTTTTTAGATTACCGACAATTAACTCATTAGGAATTACAAGTCTATCATTTACCCGGATACCTCCATCTATAACTTCACCAATAGTAAAGCTGCAGAGCTTTTCATTGTTCAAGTAGTTCCGTATAATATCCTTAATCTCTCTAACCATTACTACAAAGCCACCTCAATCTGCATGGTATGTACAGGTATAAAATTATGGGTTACAGACCTGACTATAAGTCTTTTCTCCAGTTCTATGTCTTTAATCTGTCCAAAAAAACTGCTCCCCGCTCTAATCCGTGTGTCACCCAAACAATCAAGCGACAATTTTTCAGTTTCACGGTTATATAGTTTTAAAAGCGTATCCGCTTTAGACTTGGCCTGAGAAGCATTCTTATTTTCCATTATCTCAAAATATTGCAATAGACCATATTTTTTTATAGACTCTTCACTTTTGGTCGTAACAAAATATCCTACAGTATTTTTATCCTCACCCTTAACATATATTTTGATTTGATTGTAAAAATCCTCATCTATGGAATTTGTATATTCAAAGTCATATGCAAGGCTTGTATCTCCAAGCATCAAATCAAGCTTAAGGTCATTGATATTTCTTAAGCAAATCAGTCCTCCTTCATCACGGAGGCAATACCAAATCCCTTTATTTTGCAATGTTTCTTTTATGGAGTCATAAATAATATCAAGCCAAGTCCTATCATCATGAGTTTTAGTCGGTAATACGTATTTTACATCAGCCAGATATCCAGCTTTCAGATTAAAATAATTACACATCCTCTTAACCAGTCCTGTTAATGTATCTCCCTGAACTACAATAGTATCTTTTGCTTTGGCATATCTGAGTTGGTCGTATGCTGTTACTTTAGTTTCATTTTTCTGGTTGTGACTATGCTTGAATACAAACCCCTTGAATACCAGGTTTCCGTGTGTAAATTTAACTTTATTAGCATTTTCTATTTTTGGATCTCCTCCAGTATAACTAAATTCTAACTTACTACAGCCATCATTTAGCTTCTCGGTATAAGTTATGGAGTTTACCAATTGAGTGATATCGTATATTTTTTTGTCATTACTTACTATAAGCTCCATATAAATCACCTCGCTCCAAAACCGGCTATAACACTTTCGAAATTATTGCCATTGGCTGCTGCAAAGGCCGCAGCCATTTTCTCAAGCTCTTTCTTCTTGCTTTCTGTAAGTTTTGAACTGCTAGGAAGAGGGGAGTTATATTTACTAAATTCGTTTTTATCCGGAATTTTGAGTCTCCAGCCAATCTTTAACAGAGCGGGAGTTTTTATTTTATCCTTATTGGCATGAAATATTATGTTACACTTTGAACCGTCACCGTAATACTTTTTAGCAAGCCCCCAAAGCGAATCCCCCGATACAACAATGTGATATCCGGAGCTTTTAGGATTAGTTGACTCCTTTGCAGCTTGCTTCTTTTTTGCCTTATTGTTTGTGCCTTTAACGATTTCAGCAACACCGACACCAAATTCCCTGTACTCTAATAGTTTAAAGCTAATGTACTTATCGCCCTCTTCTCCGGCCTTCTCGGTTGTGGTAAGATCCTCAATCAATACATATGTACTGACGTCATTTGCATCATCAATTGTTACCTTCCCTTCAGAAACATATTTTTGACCATATGCATATGTGAATAATACTGGTTCTTTATTATCTCTCCAGGTTTTAAAGAGATTTATCCATTCATCCGGTGTCCGAAAATTATCAGGATCCTCAACATAATGGTTTACCTTTCCGGGAAATTCAGACTCAAATGAAAACTCCCTTAGTTCCAATCCATTTGGTACGGCTATTTGCCCCAGATTTAAAACATTATATTTTTCAATAGCCATACGACTGGTTTCTGTGATTTCTTCAGGATTGACAGGAAGTCTATATATCTCTTTATTTTTAGTAAACCATACCACATAATTACTCATAATCAATAACTCCCCTCAGCTGATATTGCGATTTCTTCACGCATTATTGCTTCAAGTTCTTTTCTAACTACTTCAATATCTGCTGTTTCGTGAATATCTCCAAAGTTAAAGGTTACATTTGGGGCTAACGTAGCAGTGGTAAACTTATTAATGAAATCGCGCTCTGCAATTTCTCTTAAATATCTTAGATCCTCATCTGACATTTCGACTTTGACTTTGCCTTCTACATTAAGAGGATTTTGGCTAGTTCCGAATTGACTCATGTCAAAACCTTTATCTGTAGAAATTCCTGACATGTCAAAAGCATTGCCTATTTTATTAACTAAATCTTTACCAATATTACTGCCTTTTTCAAAACCTTCGGAAAAATCCATAAATTCCTTTGATTGAACATATGTCTTAAGCTCAGCTTCTGATTTAATTTCAGCGGATTTAGCAGTTAACTTATCCTTAAGGCTTGTTATTCCACTGGTAATATTCACATTTACACCGGGAATTTTATTAAGCAAATCTTCTATTCCCTTTGCTATCTTCTCAATAAACCCAAGCACGGTCACAACTAAATCAAGAAATAGCGTTTTAATAGATGCTATAGGGTTATTAAATACATTTCCGAAAAAGTTTATAAAGGCGGCCACAACATTCCATATTGTTACAAACACATTGTAGAAAAAGGTTACAAACGTTCCGATTACCCCTCCTATAAACCCGAATACCTCCTCCCATGTTGCCCCAAGTTGCCTTGCTGCGGCTATTGCAATGGCTATTACCCCTATAATTAATAAAAGCGGCCATAACGCTATCAGAGTAGCCGCACCTTGCGCAAATAATGCAGCTACTACTCCCCATATTTTTGCAATTATGGCAGTAAGCACAACGCCCGCAATTACAGCTAATATAGGCCCTATGGTATCCCAACCATTAATAATTACATCAATTAGCCAGCTTACAGTACCTGCCACAAGGTTAAAAGCATTAATCAGGTTGCTTACAAAATCTTGAAAACCTTCTGTATTGATTAAAGCATTCACTTTTTCTATAACTGGTCCAAATGCATGTAAAGCACCGTTTTTAATCTTATTCCATATATCTCCGAAAGTATTTGGCATATCTTCAAACTTAGTATTGATATCATCTGCAGCCATAAATATTGCATTTTTAATAATGTCAGATGTTATTACACCCTCTGATGATAGCTTCTTAAGTTCTCCTTTGGTTTTTCCCATATATTTAGCTATGGCATCGTATATCATAGGTGCATTCTCCATTACTGATACAAGCTCGTCTCCTTGTAACCTTCCTGATGCCATAGCCTGGCTTAATTGTCGCATGGCACCTTGTTGTTCGGATGTATCTGCGCCACTAACTTTAAACGACTTTTGCACCAGTTCTGTAAAAGCTATAAGTTCATCATTGGAGGCAAAGGCGTCTTTGGCAAGCAACCCCATTTTAGCAACTGCACTTGCCATGTCTGAGTATGCACCACGAGATCGATTTGCAGCAGCAAATATTTTATTTTGCAGCTCCTCTTGCGTTTGAAGGCCATCATTAATGAGGGAAAGTCTTGTAGCAATGTTGGTATATTCATCTATTACATCTATACCTTTTTTTAATGCCGCTAAACTTACAACTGTTTTTACCAGTTTTCCGATACCATTGCTTGCTGTATTGGCGCTCACATCTATGGAATTTAAATCTTTATTAAATTTATCAACGACTCCGCTAGCGTCTAATATTTTGTTAGTGGCCTTATCTGTATCCTTTATAACCTTATTTATTCCGGATGCATACCCGCCAGTCATCAATGTCATAAATGCTTTTAGACTTGCCATTAACGCCTCTTACCTCCTCTCTTTATAGCCTTTATCTTAGCGGCTTCTTTCTTCTCTTGCTCAATACGTATCTGTATACTTGCATATATAAAAGCTTTTTCTTTGTCGCTCATATTAGCCAATGTTGAGGGTAATATATGTAATTTCTGCAAGGCGAAGTGAGCTAAATTAAACTCAGCATCACCTTGCATTATTCGTTTTTTACTTCTTCGATATCCTCATTGATATCTGTATCTAGCCCGGACAGTTCCTGTACTGCCTGTGCTAACTCTGCATATTCACCAACATAGAGCATTTTCTGGAGCAAGCTTGATGCACCAAGTACACCGTAAGCTTTCTGCAATTCTGTGTTAGTTAAGTCAGGAAATACTACTGCAGCAGCAGTCAGCTCAGATATGTACTCAGCTCTGTCGAAAGTCTCCTGTCCTTTCTTGTCTCTTTTGGTGCATTTCCTAATCAATTGCTTATTCTCTTCCTGAGTTATCGGTCGGATTATAAAAGGTACCGGCTTCCCTTCTTCCTGGAATCTGTTTGATATAATCACCTCTTTGTTTTCTACATGAATTGGATTAAGGAAAGCTTGTAAACTGCTCATATTTTATTCCTCCTCATATTAAATAATTAGGGAGCTAGTTATCGCTGCTCCCCCTTTTTAGACTATCTGTAATTTGCAGGTAACTGGAATGAGCTAAGGTTCTCTATCCCATCAAAGGTAAAGTCAGTGTCAAACGTAAGTGGGTCGTCTGATTCTTCCAGTGCCATAACAGGTATGGTTGTAAATATCACATTATTGAGTACCACTTCTTGTTTGCCAACCGTAGATTGAGGATCCTCATTGTATGCCCACAGTTTAATAGTTTTCCACCTGCCTGTGCGCATGTATTCAAGGAAGATGTTGAGCTGTTCGCTGTTCATAAAGTACATGGTTAATGAACCTGTACCGTTAACACCAACAACCTTATGCTGCGTCATCTTATGGCCAAGCATCCTACGCTCTTGCACAATAAGTTCGAGCTGGGCTCTTATACTTTGTGCTTCAAAGAGTTCGCGATTCTGTCCATCAACAATTATGTACGCTTTACCCTCATCAGCAGCTATGGTATCCGTAAGTCTTGTATATTTATCTGCCATATTTTAATCCTCCTTCCTTTATGATAAGTTAACAGTAATATAAATTTTTTCTACGCTGTCAACCGGTTGAATATAACAGTCAATAACAACAGCGTCGGAATCAGTACCAGGTGATACGGTTACATCCTCCGCAGCAAAATTCTGTATTGCATTTAACATCTGTAATTCATTGAAATACTCAATCAAGGTTGCCCTTAAAAGCGATCTGCCGTCAGCATTATTATTAACCTTACCGACATAATTGCTTTCGAAGATCTCCACAATGTCATTGTTTATGCCATCAATCGTGCGGATTACACGATTTTTCTTAAATGCCTTGTCTTTATCCACAGTTACAGTGGTAAGGCTGTTAATATCATAAACAGCAGTTACATTTTGAGCTGTATCAACCTTAAATACCCATTCGCCTGCCTGAATGGCTTCTTCCATCTCGGTCTTTGTCATCCGTGGTACTACATCAATAGCTCCCCCGTACTTTCTACCGGTATTACTCTGATTAATCGCTGCTCCAGCTGTAATACCAGCTACCCAAGCAGTGCATTGTGCAGCAGTAAGAGTTGTCCCATCAGTAAGCTTTACACCCTGAGTAACATTTATGATTGCCTCATCATCAGCTGCAAAATTAGCCATAACAGCCTGTACCTTCTTACCTTCTTCATCCCGCATCATATCAACCCAGGTTTTTATAACCGTTTTATTTGTACTATATGATGCTCCATCATATGGGTAGGCCAAAACATTAAAATTTTCCGTCATAAGTTTGGCCAGGGCTGTTTCGACAGCATCTGAAGTATGATTTGCACCCAGGTTGTATACTATTACTGTGTTTACACCCTTTAGTGCTTCATTTGTCAATAACTTATCATCTGCAGTTACACCTTCCGGCCATTGGCTCTGGTCCAGAGCAGTTATCCTATACATGTCCCCGGTTGCGCCTTTACTGACTTCCTGCAGTATAACAGCAATACCCCTTTCTCCCGGTGTAATTGAGAGAGGGGCATTTGTTTTAAAATTCAGATATGCGCCAGGAAGAATTTTATTTTGATTGGTCCATGTTCCTGCCATTTAGGTACTCACCCTTTCTTAAATATTTGTATTAGTTGTTTGCGTTTGCATTAGGACTGGTGTTTCCGTTCTCATTTCTGCATAATTAACATCAAATGTCAGATGCAGCACATTATCAGTAATCCGAGCATTTTTATTAGTTGCTTTGAATGTCCCGAAAACATCAAAATTTCTTAATAATTTTTCCTGTACAGCAAGGTAGTCAGATTTTATTTCCTGTTTTGGCTTATCAGAAAAGTAAGCAAGGTCAAAGCTTATCCGGCTTTTATATTTGTTATTCAGACGTTTTGAATAATCCTGATCGATTGTAAAAACAACAAAAGCCGGCGGAGTAAATTTCTGCGGAATGTCATCAGTGTAGCACTTACAATTTGGGTATAATTCATTTATTTTTTTCGTTACCGTATTAATTATCTCATTTACCATGCTCTTTGCTCACCCTCCTGACTTCCTCTTCAAAAGCTTTAACTATCTCTTTATCAGCCTTGGATAAAGCTCTTTC